ATCTTACGCCGCCGTACGGCCACGCTCGGTTCGTTAGGTAGCAACACCCCACCCAGGCGCATGGGCATGAATATCTGACGACCATCGGCCAAGCGTGCATTAAGCTGCTGGCGGACGGTCAAAAACTCCGTGCCTTCGCTCGGAGTCGGGTCTTCGTATTCGTATTCCGGTAGCGCTTCGGCTACCTGCTCGATAATACTGGCCTCGTAGGGCCTTCCGCGATCCCCGAAGGCCCGCTGAAACAGTCCCTCTAGTGTCAAGTCGAGCTGCGCCATTACTGTACCTGGTTTGCGGTGTTCAGTACTTGCAGCAGCTTGCGGGTCACCAGGTCCACCATATCGTCAGCACCCTGCTCGACGGTGCTGGCCATGATCTTCAGGTCACCGATCAGGTTGTCGAGCGTGATGTTGATGTTCTTGCTGGAACCACGACCTACTATAGCGCTGAGGCCCGCCTTCGAGCGTTGGTGCTGCTTATCCTCATTGTCGGCAGTCTCGTTTTCAAAGAAGGAAGATTTACCTACCAGCGAGCTATTAGGCGTGTTAGCCACCGTTTCTGCGGTCGACTTATTGACACCGTCGTTCCACCCTTTCTGGAAAGCACCACTCAGGCGACTCGCAAAGCCACCCATTGCCGTGTCCATCACGCGCTTGGCGTCGTTGATGCCGTCCTGGATCAGTTCAGTATTACCGGAGAATACCCCCGCAATGATTTTGCCGAGGCTCATCAAAGGAAGCACCATGAAATCGTTGATAATACTGCCCGTCTCTTTGATGACCTCCCACATGCCTAAAAGGAAGCCACGAAAGCCATCCCACTTATTCCAGAGATAAACAATACCTACTGCCAATGCACTCAGTGCTATAATGACCAATCCAATTGGATTAGCAGCCATTGCGGCATTCCAAAGCCATTGCACGACCGTCGCTCGGGTGATGTTCATGGCTGCGATAGTCGTCCAGAAGGCGTACAACTTAACCGCTGCCCATACTACGCCAACGGCCATAGCCATTTGGGCCAGCATGTCGATATTTTGCCCGATCCAAGTCACCGCAGGAATAAAGAAATCATTGAGCAGCGTCATGGCTATCGGTAGTAGCCTGGCTCCGATAGCGTTGGTGGTCTCAAATATGGCGTTGCGCATCCGGTTCATCGTCGCTACCGGACCTTGTGCCTGTTCCGCAGCTAGTGCGACGTAGGTCTTTTCTAGTTCGGCGGCAAACTTGGGCAGAAAGTCAGAGGCGGTAACCTGGCCCGTCTCCAGCATCTTATTCAGATCCTGCTGAGTTACACCCATTGCTTTGGCGGCGATGCCGAATGCCCCTGGTAAACGCTCACCGAGCTGGCCCCGCAGTTCTTCCGCTTGCACCTTGCCTTTACCGGCAATCTGTGAAAGGGCCAGGTAGGCCCCTTCCAGCTGGTCGGTCTTTAGACCCATCGCCGAGCCTGCCGTGGCCACACTTTTGAAGATGGACATGCTCTCGCTTTCGAGGTCCGTACCCATTACCGAACCGGCCAGTAGCTTATAACTGTTGCGGGAGGTTTCCAGGCTTACGCCCAGTTCCGTACTAATTTGTTTGAGCTGCGCTAAAGCTTGCGGGCCATTCCCGCCCGTGGCAAAGTTGATCGCCACGTCCGTGGCTTGGTTCTGAGCTGCCGCATCGACAGTGCCCAACATCCCCGCTACCAAGCCTAGCGTTGCCAAGTAACGTACAGCAGCAGAGCGAACCCGCGTAAACGCAGACTCGCCCCGGTTGCCCATATCGCTCATCTTAGCCGCAGAGGAGGTAGATGATCGACCTACCCGGTCGACCGTGTCATCGAGACGACTGGCGGCTTGTTCCGCCGCGCTGATCTGGCCTACGCCAGATACTTGAAATGCTATGGAGTACAGCCAATTCACGTCTCGCGCTCTGCTTTTAGAATTTCCAGAAGATAATAGTAGGACCCTGCCCACTCCCAGTCGCTTAGGCGATCCGGGTCGATGCTCAGGTGGTAACGCAGCTGGGTATCAATACCGAGTACATCCTGTTCGGTCAGGTGCTCTTCTACCCCGGCTGCGACTAGAGCTTTTTTACCTCAACCTTTTTCATGCCCAGCAGATCGTCGATGCTGGCAACGATTTGAGAATGGTATCCTCGGCCTTCCTCGGTCAGTAGAAACTCTTTGTCTACTTCACCATCTAGGTAGCAATTCGTGATGAAAGAATCCGTCATCGCAATCGGGCCACCTTTAGGTCCTTTACTCAGGATCAGCTTCATTTGCTTGCGGAAAGGAATGGCGAAGTATAAAACTTTGCCATCTTCCATTTCTATCATTACCGGCTGGATGCCGCTTTCTTTCCAAGCTTTGATTTTCTTGTCCGTCATGGTCTCGGTTTTGCGTGGTTTAATCAATAGTTAAGCACTGTTTGAGAGTAGCCTGTCTTAGGCTACATTCTCATCGAAAGCAGTAGCCATGAAGGGTAACTCGATACTCATCTTGGTATCGCCCTGGGCCATGCTCTTTTCGTATTCTTCGACCTGCACGCCGCGCACGATGTCGGTAGTGGCTGCGCCCAGTTCATCTTCGTACACGACTACGATCTCAAAGCTAACCTTACTGATGTCCAGCAGCGGGTTTACCGCTTTAACTGCCGTGTTGATCGCTTGCAGTTCGCTCTGGTGAATGGTCAGCTTACCGCTGATCTCTTCGTTGCCGGAAAGTATGTTCTGTGTAGCATTGCCACGGCCATACTGCCGTTCCTTGGTCACCTTACGCTTCACGGTCACATCCTCGATGCCTTCAATGACGCGGCCTAGTACCACGACGCTCACATCTTTCCAGCCGTATTGCTTTACTGCCATGATTAGCTATTTGCGGGGTTAATGAGTCCGAGGTCCACCTCGATGGTACGGGCGTAACCTACGGGAGTGATGCGCACTTTCACGCAGAGCTTATTGGTACTCAGTACGTTCTGGAGCGGGTCAACCGTGGCCTCGATGCCGTCGATCTCCTCGTTAGCCAGCATGGTCCTACCGATGGCGTTCTCAATGATCGCCTGGAAGTACTTGGCTTGGGCACGCTGGATGCGGCCCGTAGTGGCATTAATGCGGATTTCGCCCAGCAGCTCCTGCACGTAGGTGTAGTAGCTGAGGTAGAGCGCCTTGTCGATGACGCGGCGGTTCATAATGCTACTGTAGTCGTCGGTAGCGGACGTAGCCGTAGGGCCATCGGTAAAGTAGTAGCCACTGAAGCCGACGTGGCGACGGAAGGTCACGAAGCCTTTGTCGTGAATGGTTGCTGGATCATTGCCCGCAGCTTCCACGGTCTCGCTGCCGAGGTAGGCTGTGTCCGATTCGACTTCGCCATCTGCTACGCGGCCAGGGTTGCGCATCACGGGGATGGCAGCCAGGCGGCCTAGGTAGAGACCCACTGCGGCATTGACGCCACTGGCCGTATCGCCCAGCAGCACCTGCATGCGGTTGTCGGTGCGTTGCTTCAGGTCTGGCAGATCACCAGCCGTGCCGTTGTAGCCATAGGCGGGGACTACCACTGCCACCGGCTTGTACTGCGCCGCGTAGGCTACCGCCAGCGCTTGCGCGTTGGTGATCGAAGCCGTCACGTCGGCATCCAGGCCGTTAGTAATGGTGGGCGTATAGCCTCCGGCTGGGTCACGCTGGACCGTGAGCAGGCGGATACCACCGTTAGCCGCATTGAGCAGCTTAGGTGCGTATTCAGCCTCGTCCTTGTCCAGGATAGTGGCCATGCTCGCGGCCTGGGCCACGATCATAATCCACAGCTGCTTGCCGGTGCCCGCTTCGTCGTAAAACTCACTGATGGCCTTGTGTGCGCCGACACTGTTAGCCGTGTCGTAGGCGGCATTTATACCCAAGTCTTCGGCATCCTGGAGGGATGTCACTAGCTTAGGCGTAGCTAGGGCAAGGCCAGAGGCTGCCGGACCTTGTAAGATCATTCCGGCCAGGGCGTCGTTGGTAGGCGTAGCCAAACCAAGTGCGCCGTTGCCGATGACAATATTTACGCTGGGCAGAGCCATGTG